GAACGAATGCGGCAGGCACTTTTGGAAACAGGCGGTAATAAAACTAAAGCGATGAACGTGTTGGGAATCAGTCGGCGCACTTTTTATAAAAAATGGAAGTTATATGGATTTGACAATGAAATAAACAATACTTGAATAGTGCCTTCTGTTATGCGGTTTCTGATAAATTCGTCAGAAATACGTCAGAAATTACGCAGAAAAAATTTTGTTGATATCTTCTTTTGCTTTCTTTCGCATCTCATCCGTATAATGTACATACGTATGAATGACGGTTTCTACCGTATCCCCGACAAGGGCGGCTACGGTTCGGATATCAACACCATTTGCTAAAAGCTGTGTGGCGTAGGTATGACGCAGATCGTGAATACTTATCTCTTTATTCACTTTTCGGATCGCATAATTTATACTAATAGTATGCGAATCGTTTTTCATGAACAATCTTTTGTCTATTGACTTTACAGGGCTTTCTTGATACTCCTGCAAAATTTCTATCAATGCTTCCGGAATGGGAATGATTCTATTTCCGTTTATACTTTTTGTCGATTTGGGGCCGTATTCATTTTTGTCAGTCGCGCCCCACTGCTGGCAGACGGTAATGCTTCCTTCTTTTAAATTTACATTGTCCCATGTTAGTCCGATAATTTCTCCATACCGCAGTCCGGCGTATCCAGCAATAGCAGCTATCACAAAGAATATATAATCGTTATCACGCATGGAACTTAGAAGAGTTTTTAATTCTTCTTTCGACAATGCGTGTATTTTTTTGCGTTCTTTGTCTTTCGGCACGCTCACTTCTGCCGCAGGATTGCTCTTGATTAGCTTGTACGGCGATATAGCGTATTTAAATAACCTTTTTATCTTAGACATGTATATCTGCTTCGTACTGGCTCTGCACGATAATTTATTCAGATTGTTCATGATGTCGGAAAAGGTGATGTCTGTAACAGCCATACTTGCAATGTCATTAAATGCGTCAATAGCCTGATCGTATGTACGCCGTGTATTATACTCGAGATTATTCTTTTGGTCACGTAAGAACAATTCTTTTAGCTGCAGCAGCGTGATATGTTCCATGCCGCAGGTACTTGATTCCAGATTTACCGTTTCTTTTAATTCTTCCAGCAATCTATCTCCGGCAAGCTTGGCCATGGTTCTCCGGTTTTTTCCTTTAAACCCTTGTTTAGACTTTTGTTTCCATTTACCGTACGCATCTTTGTACGCAAGTATCACTTGAAGGCCTTTGTCCTTTTCGCGGAATGAAAATTTGTATTCTAATTGCATTGGAATCCCCTCATCTACGTAGCGGTTGCCCGACATTATCTGTAAATTGTCCGGTAAGAAGCTGAATTAAATCAATAATGGTTCCAATAAAAAACATGCCACAGGTAAGTAGGTAGATAATTCCGCTAATAATTTTTCCAACATATATACGGTGTATTCCTCCGACGCATAAAAAGCCAAGCAAGCATAAAATTGTTGCGGTCTTTTTGCTTTTGTTTGACGTCATAGATACATACTGTGTCTGTGCCGTTGACATAACATTTGTACTTTCCAGTGGAAGATCACTTTCCGTATATAATTCTGTTGGATATCCGCAGCTTGGACAGAAATTTGTATTGATCGATATTTGTTTTCCACATCTCTTACATTGCATATTAATCAGCCCCTTTTGAAATTAAACTTTATCAGCATACCCCGTCTTCTTCTTTGGGTTTAGCGGCATCATATAACTGATCCACAATTGTATCAACAACCATTTTATCGTGTTCATTTAGAACACGATATTTTTTTATAATATTTTGTTCTTCTGAAGAATAAGAACTTGTTATCGACAACCCGTTAAATACTATTTCTTCGTCTGCTAATGCATCTGCACTAATATTAAAATGTCTGCATATTTTAATTATATTGGCAATACTAGCTTTAGATATTCCTCTGCGTAAAATGCTATCAATTGTAGAATATGGCATATCTACGCTAATGCAAAATTCTCTAATGCTTTTATATTTAGATAATATAAGATTTTTTAGCTTTTCTTCAATGGTCATTTATGTAATCTCCTTTTATTGATGATTATAATTCTTTTTTAACGAAAAATCAATATTTATTTTTGAAAATTCGTTAAAACGTATTGACATTACCGAAATTTCGTGTATAATGAAATCAAAATTAACGCAATTGCGTTAATGATTAGGAGGTGAAATCATGTATAACAACCTAGAAGCAGAGCTTCGCAGACAAAAGATACGACGCGTCGACCTTGCAAATGATTTAGGATTATCTATATCCACAGTATCCGAAAAATTAACAGGAAAGAGTGATATAAGTCTTTCCTTGGCATTAAAAATAAAAGGGATGCTAAAAGTGGATATGCCCTTAGAAGTTTTATTTGAAACTCATCCGGATCGTGAACGTCCGGCATAAAAAAGGAAGTGAGCATATGGACAAAACGGTGATCTCCAAAAAAGATCTTGCTGCTCGCTGGGGGTGTTCCACAAAAGCCATCGAAGAGCGGGAACATATGGGATTGCTGAAACGGTGCCGCGGTCTGCCGAATGTTATGTACCGCATGAAAGAAGTATACGAGCTGGAAGGACTTGACGAAAAAGAACGCCGCATCATCAGCCCGTTTGAGTATCATCAAGCCGTTGTACGAGCGCAAAACGCAGAGGAGAAAGTAAAAGAACTGCGGTGCAAAATGGCTCGGCTCGCCGTCATTATTAACGGTGAGATGGCAGATGAAGCAGAAAGGAACGTCATACGGCCCATGCAGCAGATACTTGCGTCTAAAGGATTTGAGTATTATTACAATCGGTCAGAAGGATATATTCTTATTGGCGATAATGTATATTATCTGTTCGGTGCTAGTAATGAATCCAGTCAAGATGTGGTGCAAGGTCTTACTGCCGCAGGGGCGTTCTGCGATGAAGCAGCATTATTTCCGGAAAGCTTCATTAAACAAGTCATCGGCCGTTGCAGCGTAGAAGGTTCTAAATTGTGGTTTAACTGCAACCCGGAATCTCCCTATCACTTTCTAAAAAAAGATTACATCGACAAAGCAGAAGAGAAACATGTGTTTTCTCTTCATTTTTTGTTGGACGATAATCTCACCTTATCGCAAGAAACAAAGGATAGATACCGTCGCAGTTATGAAGGATTGTGGTATCAACGCATGATCCTTGGATTGTGGGTATTAGCCGAAGGAATCATCTATGACATGTTTCACGACGGGCTGATATATACCGACGACGAATGGAACAATACCTTGAAGTCCACATGCAGACGGTACGTAGCGATGGATTACGGCACGACGAACCCCATGGTATTTCTGGATATCTACGATAATGACGAAGATATCTATATTCAAAATGAATACTACTGGGATAGCAAAGAAAAGATGAAGCAGAAATCTGATCCGCAGTATGAAAAAGACTATGAAGAATTTATTGGCGAAGAAGAACCGGACGCCGTTATCTTAGACCCCTCGGCTGCTTCGTTCCGCGTGTTGCTGCAAGGCAGCGGCCATCGGGTACTAGAAGCAGATAACAGCGTAAATGACGGTATTCGCATGGTTTCAACAATGATGACACGTAAGAAGCTTCATATTAATTCACGATGTGTCAATACTATTCGCGAGTTACGTACATATGTATGGGATGAAAAAGCCTCACAGCACGGCGAAGAAAAGCCGTTAAAAGTAAACGACCATGCCTGCGATGCGCTGCGCTATTACATTAAGACGATGGTAAAGGATTGGAGGATTAACGACGCATGACAACAAGACCCAAAAGAAAAAATATCAAAACAAAAGATGAATTCCAAAATATCCTTACTCGGTCTGGATGGGGGCAGATGAACCCAATTGAAATGACAGACTACCCCCTTACCCGTCTTACACGCAATTGGCAGATCATCAACGCGCTATATCGCAGTCATTGGGTAGTTCGCAGAATTATTGATGTCATACCGGCGGACATGCTGAAAAACGGCTATAAAATCATCACACAAGTACCACCCGGACAAATAGCGTTAATTAATAAAATGGAACGACAAACACGATTGTATAAATCAATCCTTGAAGGGCTTAGGTGGGGAAGATTGTATGGTGGCGCAGGCGGATTGATTATGATCGATGGGGATGAAGACAGACTGAATGAACCTATTGATTATGACTTGATTATGCCGGACAGCTTCAAAGGTTTACTGATTGCCGATAGATGGACGGGAATCAGCCCTAATGCAGATATTGTATCAGACCCGTCTGATCCTGATTTTGGAGAGCCTATGTCATATATGTTTACGGCGGAAGGCGTGGAAAGAGGAATTGAGGTACATCACAGCCGTATCATTCGGTTTATTGGTCGTGAACTTCCGTACCTTGAAAAGTTAGCAGAAAACTATTGGGGAGCCAGTGAAATAGAGCATACTTTCACTGAACTTAGAAAACGGGATAACGTCTCGTATAATATGGCAATGCTTACGTTCATGGCTAATCTACGATGTATGAAGATAGACGGGTTGGACGGTATTCTAGGAGGTTCTAATCTTAAGTCAAGAGAAAGAATGGAAAATGTAGTAGAAGCTCTCAATATCATGATGAATAACAATTCGTTGCAAGTACTGGGAACGAAAGACAGCTTCGAGACACATCCTTATACATTCAGTGGACTTGGAGAAATGTATGACCGGTTCATGATGGACGTTGCCGGTGCTGCTGAAATGCCGGTGACTAAATTATTTGGTCGTTCTCCTGCAGGAATGAATGCTACTGGTGAAAGCGACATGCAGAACTACTATGACACGATAGAAGAAAAGCAGGAATCGTATCTACGCCCTGTATATGACAAGCTAATCCCAATTATGATGATGAGCTGTTGGGGTGCTATTCCAGATGACTTTGACTATCAGTTCAATCCGGTTCGCCGGATGACGGATGACAAAATGGCGGATCTTGGCAGTAAGAACACCGATTCTATCACAAAAGTATACGATTCAGGAATTATCAGCCAAAAAACAGCATTGCGTGAACTTCGGCAGCAATCTGATCTTACTGGATTATGGAGCAATATAACCGATGAAGACATCGAGAATGCGGATAATGTGGCTCATGATCCGTCCGAAGGAATTAACTTACCATTAGGTGGTGAACCAGATGATACAACCGGCGGCACCGTGGGAGATAAAGAAACGGATTGATGACGCATACGAAAAAAGTCTGCAGCAAGTCACACATACGATACTAAATAAGATACATGGAAATCCGACGGTATCAGAAATACTGCATGTGCTGAAAGAAATAGCCGAAACAAAAACATTTATTGACTGGTCGAATCAGATTGCATACCGCATGGCTATTCGTGTATACAGTGAAAATGCTAAAACATGGAGACAAGCGGCACGGTCAGTAAATCCAAATCTGTACCGATCACTGCATAATAATTTAGATAACCGCATTGGTGTGCGTGTTCAGAACCAAATCATGGAAAATGCATATTATATACGCACACTTCCGCTAGAAATAGCGAAAAACGTAACGGCATACATTGCAAGGGAAACACTAAAAGGAAGGCGTCCAGAGGCGATACAGAAAGAAATAGAAGAAATGTTTCCGGAACATACGAAGGCACGGGCAAGATTAATTGCACGTACCGAAGTTTCCAAGACGCAATCCGCCGTAGTGGAAGAACGAGCGAAAGAATACGGTATCAATTGGTATGTATGGCGTCCCGTTGGCGGTGCAAGAGGAGACGGAAGAACACGGCTTAGTCATCGCCACATGGCGGGCGTGTTAGTGAACTGGAATGATAAACCATCTCCCGAAGCGTTGATAGGAATTAAAAGCACATTAGGAAAGTATCATGCCGGATGCGCCCCAAATTGCCGCTGCTATGCGGAACCTGTCATTGATTTAGATATGGTCGAGTTCCCATCACGAATCTATCATAACGGCAGTATAAAACGAGTAAATAAAAAGAATTTTGAGAGGATGATGTAAATTGAAAGCATACTATGGCGATAGATTCAGTCCGAACATGACACGCACGCCGGAAGGATATTTGATTTGTCATAACGTTCCTATCGCTAGAACGGGCGTGCAAGACTATATGGAAAACGAAATAGGCGGAACAGGAAGTAATATTGTCCACGTATATAGACGACCGGAAGATATTTTTAAACCGTCTGCTATCGCAAGCTTTGAGGGAAAGCCGGTAACGGATAATCACCCACCGACAAACCTTGATACTTCCAGTATTGCGGCTTATATGAAAGGAATTGCGCAGAATGTACGGCGCGGAAGTGGCGAGGAATCAAATAAATTGCTGGGTGATTTGATTGTATATGATCCTAACCTTATTGCTGAAATTGACGCTGGAAAACGAGAAATATCATGCGGTTATAACTGTGACTACATACCGAACGAAGACGGAACCTACGACCAAAAAAACATCATTGGTAATCATGTAGCTATTGTTCCCCAAGGGCGGGCCGGTCACAGTGTAACAATAAAAGATGAAAAACCTAATCCACCACCACGAAAGGAGAAAAACATGAAAGATGAAAGTATTTTACACAAAATGTTCAGCGCGTTTGTCAAAGATGCTGAACCAGAAGAAGCCCTAAAAGCGGCACAGGCTATCAACGATTGCGACGGGGGGGAACATTCCACAAAAGATGAAGAACCCAACGATCCAATGAAAGAAATGGCCGCACAGATTGCAGAACTTACGAAAAAGGTAGACGCTTTGGCGGCGGCAGAACAGAAAGAAGCCGAAGAAAAGAGCGATACAGAATCGTTAGACGCCCTCGAAAAAGAACTTACGAAAGACGACGATCAAGAAGAAGAAGAATCCGTAACCGTTCCGGCAGATGAAATGGCCAAGGACGAAAAACCGGATGAAGAAAAGAAAGATGAAAACAGACCGGCTGCAGAACCTGCGGCGGCGGCAGACAGCGCGCTTCATATTGTCCGTGCGTTAAAACCGATTGTTGCAGGACTTCCGAAAGAATCACGTAAGGCGGCATCTGATGCACTATCTAAGGCGATGCGTGATGCAATGGGTAAAAAACAGCAGACGCAAGACAAAGATAGTGTATATGAAAAGCTATTGAAACGTAAGCCTACGCAAGATGCTAAAGCACAAGATAACGGAGCGTTTGGACAAAATTGTCTCAAACAGAATCCGCATTACAAAGGAGGAAAATAATATGCCCGGATCAGTGATTGGAATTACATTACCCTATGGTTACCCTGGACAAATATCACGGCACGGTGATGAAATATCCCGTACACGCCCTGTCGATTCTGCCAGTGGAAATATTATGTTTGGCGGCCCCGTGATACAAAATAGCACGGGAACTGTTACTGCTTTTGGTGCCACCAATGTAGCAGCAGATTTTGCAGGAATTGCAATGCGGAAAGTAAAGTCTGCTAAAGTATACCCCTATCAGAATTATGGTTATTATTCTGCAAATGAGCCTTGCGATATCTTACTTCGTGGCGGCGTTTCGGTGAAGTGTGCGTGGGGGACACCATCCGTTGGTTCTACTGTATATATTAGAACCGCTGTTGTAAATGGAACCAGTCCGAGTGGGGCGGCAATTGGTGATTTCGGGGCCAGTAACGAATCAGGAAACTGCATTGCGCTTACGAACGCAAAATGGTCTAGTGATATCGACGCACGAAATGTAGCAGAACTTACAATACTGAATCGTCAGGGCGTATAAGGAGGAATTAAAAAACTATGGTAAAAAAATCATACAACATCGCCGTATCTCCTAATTTCGGGGGCGGTGGAATAATGACTTATGATGCGGCCGCTGTTTCCAGCGGTCTTGCTTTTTTGGAATCAGAATTAGAAAAAAAAGACCCGTTACTCCGTGAACCGTTGACAGCATTCAATTATCCCCGCGATATTGTCGTAGAAAGCGGTGGCGGATGGGTAGAAGCTACGTCCGCTATGAACGTTGATATTTCGATGACCGGCGGCGAAGCAGATGCAGTCGGCGGCGTACAGAACAATATCCGCAGAATTCAAGCGGATTTCAGCAAAGACTTGTACAAAGTACTTCCGTATGAAGCGGCAATGTCTGTAAAGATTCAGGATCAGCTTCGTGGTGCCGTGACAGGTCGTTCGATTGAACAAGTGTATGAAGATGGTATTCGCTTAGATTACAACAAGTATTTGGATATCAACACGTATTTAGGTCAAACAAAATACGGTACGACAGGCATTGTCAATGATACAACCGTGGTAGCCGCATCCGTTGCAACTGGTGCAGCTTCAAGTACCTTGTGGAAAAATAAAACAGCGCAGGAAATATTGAACGATGTCAACACCATGATTGTTACTGGATGGGCGGCGGCGCAATATGATAATGCAGCTATTATCAACCATATTTTGATTCCTCCGGCCCAATATTCCTATATCAACCAAGCGATTTTGTCTGTGACCGGCGTAAATGGCGGCATTAGTATCTTAAATTATCTGCTAAACAACAACATTGCCAAGAACAAGGGAATTGACTTATTTATCGGTGAATGTCGTTTCTTAATCGGGGCTGGTTCTGGCGGTACAGACCGTATGATTGGGTATGTAAATGATCGTCGGTTCCTTGGTATGGACCTGCCGGTTCCTCTTAGCCGTATTATGACGCAGCCAAATGTTATGTCGGGATCGTATGACAGCCTTTACATGGGTAATATTGGTCAAGTCAAAGTGCATTACTATGAACCGGTTCGCTATTATGACGGGATTTAAGGAGGAGCATAATGATTAACTTTATCGCAAAGAAGAGTTTTGAATTTCATAATCCATCTGATAGAAATGAAACGTTCCGCACTACGCCGAACGTTTTTTTATCGGCTCCAGACTGGATTACAAAAGATCCATTGTATGGATGGGGAGTATCAGACGGTGATATTATTCCATCTAACACGGTACAAGCTCCGTCTGCTGATGTAAGCACGCCGGACACGAAAGCCGACAGCAAGACAACAGATGCCAAAGCGGACAGCAAGGATACTACTGCGGATGCAAAAAGTGTGGATGCTGCCGTTGATACAAAAGATGCTAAAGCCGACAGCAAGACAACAGGTAAGTAAATATGGCTGAATATGTGGATATATTGGGAGTTATTGCTGGAGCTTCTAATTTAGGCCGATATGAAGATAATCCGACGTATGCCAAATCTGATTTATTATCCATGTATCCACAATTTGAAAAAGCACCTGATGTAATGATTGATGCGTGGATAAAAATTGCAGATGCCACACTTCAATATGGCCGATATGAAGATACATGGACAATGGTAATGGGATTATTTGTAGCGCATTACCTAACACTGTATTTGCAATCCTCAGCTGCTCCGGACGATCCAACGAAAAAAATTGTACAGAATGGTCTTGCCAAAGGCCTTCTTTCGTCAAAAAGCGCAGATGGAGTATCAGCTGGTTACGATTTTAGCTTTCTGTCAAACAATTTCGAGGGATGGGGAACGTATGCGCTTACTACTTACGGACAGCAATTAGTAACGCTAATGAAAATGTCGTTTATTCCGGTATTTGGGGTGAGATAAATGCTAAAAGGTACGGTAACAGTAAAAAAAGTAAAAATGTCCGGAAATCTTCAAGAAGCATTATCCCGTATTACTCAAAAGAGCGTGTATGTAGGAATACCATCCGACCAAAATGAACGAAACGACAAAGAGGACGAAATAAATAATGCAGAATTGTTGTTTATTCAAGAAAATGGCGCGCGCGCACCAGAAGTGATTGCATCGATGGATGAAACAATGAAAAAAGGATTTTCGTATAAAGAGACCCATGCCCTGTACATTCGGGAACATGGGTCTCTTTTAATGCGGATACCGCCAAGGCCTGTTCTGGAACCTTCCATAGAAGCCAACAAAGACAAGATAGGTAAACTTATAGGCGGTGCGTATAAAAGTGCGTTAGATAACAATCCACAGGCATATGAAGCGAATCTAAATAAAGCCGGAATGCTTGCTGTAAATTGTGCTAAGGCGTGGTTTGAAGACCCACAAAACGGATGGCCTCCGAATGCGCCCAGTACAATAAAACAAAAAGGATCAGCTAAGCCGCTTATTGACACAGGGACATTACGCAAAGCCATTACCTACGTCATACGGGAGGGATGAGAATGATAGACATGTCGGAATTACTGTATGATGATGACCTTTCTACACATTACGCCGTTATTCATCTGATAGACAATGGATGGAAAGACGGTACACAAGATATACAAAAACAAAAATTCTGCGTACAGGGTATTACCGTCCCTTCCTCTTCCGAAGACATTAAAATGGTTCCCGAAGGGGATAGGCGTTCCGGAATGCGCACCTTCTTTGCCGATCTTCCATTAGCAGTGAGTAATACCATTACTACGTCCGATATATGTTTATATCATGGACTGCAATATAAAATCGTTTACCTATTTGACTGGTCAGACAATGGATTTTTCAAGGCTATCGGAACGCTGCAGGGAGATGTTTCCCCATGATATACAAAGAACTGCAAACGCTGTTTCAACAATGCGCAAAATCAATTCTAACAAGCTTTATTACTGATCCGGATAAATATATTCGATATGAGTATCCGACGGAAGGCGCGTCGGATTGGAACGTTACGGATAATATTGTTTTTATCAATTCGCAGGAGCTTTCAGATGAATATGCAAGGTTACCGTTCACGCGATACGTCAATCAAGATGACACGGTAATAGCAGAGCGGGTACGGACGCGAGTATGGAAAGTATTGTTCACATCTTATGGCCCTGATTCGTATGACATGAGCAATGCCTTACGAGATGGTTTTATATCCGAAGCAATCACACGAAAAATGACACCATCCGGCGTATTTCTTATACCGAACTGGCCTAACTGCATTCAAGCTAACGAAATGTGGGCTGGCAGATGGTGGCAGCGTTGGGATTTAACACTAAGTTTTAACGAAGAATATGTAACCACAGAAGATGTGGGACATATCGATCAAATACACATTAGATTTGACAAAGGAGGACAAAATAATGGCAGTAACAACTTTAACGCTTGATCCAGTCGCAGATGTAGTCATCAACCTTTCTCCTACCTCGGCGACTAGAAAAGCGTTTAATTTAGCTCTATTGATTGGTGCCATACCGGAAGCAGTAACGGATTTTGCAAATACTCGTATCGTCCGTTATGCCGGTACAGATGATATGCTGGCCGCTGGATTTAAAACAACAGATGCCCTGTATAAAGCAGCAGTGCTTATTTTTGGTCAGGAAAAAGTACCAAAAGAAGTAGCCATTGGGAATGTAACCACGGTATCCGTTGCAGGAAGTATCGTGCATACCATTACTACAAATGCGGCAACAGGGGACACCATCACGATTGGCGGCGCAACGCTTACCGCAGGAACCGGATTTGCTATAGGAACGGATATACCCACTACGGCGGCCAATATTGCTACGGCATTGAATGCAAATTCTACATTCAACGTAAAGTATCATGCCGTAGCATCAGGAAATACGATTACTGTTACTGAAATTACAGCAGGTGGAGGAAATACCCCTACAGCCGCAACGAAAACAGGAACGATTGTAATTACATCTGGAACGGCAACGACGTCCGTTATTCGTACAGAATATCCCGTAGAAACAGTACAAGCTTTACGCCAGCAGGACTGGGAATGGTATCTTGCTATTTATTGTGATTCCATCACAGATAGCGATATTTCCGCATGCGCTGCATATGTACAGACAGCTACGCCAACATGTCTGTTCCTTTATACTACGTCCGAAGCATCTGCGCTTACCGATTTGGGGATATTTAACGTCCTTAAAGGTCTGGAATATAAGCGCGTTATGGGTCAGTATTCTACGCAGCATCCAAACGCTATTACCGCAATCGCAGGATACGCCATGGGCGCTATGTCGGATACTATCAATAGCGCATATTCATTGGCCTATAAATCCGAAGTAGGTGTAAATACAGAAAATGCGAACGCCATATTCACCGAATCTAACGTAAGTAAAATCAAAGGATATAACGGGAATGTTTACATTAATCGGGGCAATAGTTATAACGTCTTTGAAGAAGGGCATATGGCGTATGGGTATTGGTTTGATGAAATGATATTCCTTGACAAAATGCAAAACGATGTACAAATGGCCATTATGGATGTATTTGTAGATAATCCAAAAGTAGCGCAGACGGAAAATGGCATGAATAAACTGGAAAATGCTATTAAGGTCGTTCTTGATGATTATGTAAAAATTGGATTTGTGGCCCCTGGAGAATGGGATGGGGGAGATTTATTAAATCTGTCTAATGGGGATACACTTCCCAGTGGATATTTAATTCAGCGTGAAACTATAGCCGGTCAATCACAGACAGATAGGGACAATCGTATTGCTCCTAATATTTATGCTTGTATTAAACTTGCCGGAGCTATTCATCATGCCGTTATTAATATCAACCCAAATCGATAAAAGGAGGAAAAATAAATGTCAGTATCGACGTATAGTTTTAAAGATGTTGTAGCAACCATATCGCATCCCTCCTACGGATCGTATTCTATTCAAGGAGAAGGCGTGGGAGAAATATTGATTGCCAAATCCACAGAACGTACCGCAACGGATATCGCCGCGGATGGCTCCGTTATGATTAGCAAGGTGGAAGGTAATAACGGGATAGTTACGATTCAGGCGCAGCAGACAAGCGGCCTTCATAAGTTCCTTCAAGGAATGTTTAATTATCTTGTGAATGCAGATAGCAGCGAATGGGCGCAAATCAGTATGACAGTAAAATCAACAAATATGGGTAAGACGCATTATTGCTCTTACGGTGCGTTCCAAAAAGAATCAGACAACCCGTATCAAACACAAGGTCAAAAGGTATCTTGGGCGCTTCCGTTTGCAGATATTCAAAATATTGCCGCATAAGTAAGGAGTTTTATATATGAGTAAACAATCTGAAAATACAAAAATAATCACCGTCAAGGGACGGAAATTTGTTATATCCAAACTAGATGCATTCACCGGCAGCTATCTTTTGTTTTTTATTTTAGAAAAATTTATGCCATCCGGCATGGAGGCGCAGTTAGGAGAAGAAATAACGTCCAAACTTCCCTCTAACCGCCAGATGATGACAAAAAAAGAATTTATGTCTATTCAACGAGACTGCCTTTCCGCGGTAAGTGAAATATTACCTTCCGGTACGTTCCCACTATTCAATGATAACGGTTCATGGCGTGTCGCAGAAACAGAGCATGACACATTCTTAGTCATGATCCTTACCGTTCAGTCGTTAATGTTTAATGTGATTGATTTTTTCTCCGAAGATGGCCTCAAGGAATTGAAAGAAACATTTCAGGGTTCCTTGCTGTCCAGTCTTCCAATGTTTCATCATTCCTCTACGCCCCAGTAACAGAAGGCATGTGGAAGCAGCATGAGGTATGGGACGGTACGTATACGCTTAGCGACCTTCTTGATGCCCATGAAATGATTATGGTCAAGAATGAAAATAAACGAAGGGCAGAAGACTATAGACGCAGAATGGAGGAATTACAATGATATCCGAGGTCATTCAAGAATACCTTGTCAAGTTAGGCGCAGATATCGACAAGCAGCAATTCAATAATTTAGACAAGCAGCTAAATGACACGGATAAAAAAGTTGCTTCTACGACTGGGTCTATGTCTAACAGCTTTGAAAAATCCGGCGCGGCAATCGTAAAGACGACCGCCAAAACCGGAAAAGAAGTAATCACTACTACAAAAGATGTAGGTATGACAATGGTACACGTTACGGAAGATGTGGTAAGCATGTTTATGAAAGCTTCCGTAACGCTGGGTACCATTTTTGCAAGTGTATCTATGGCATCCGCAAAAATGATGAAATCCATTACGGATCAAGATTTACAAATGCAGACATTTGCTAACCGTATGATGATGACAAAAGAAGCCGCGTGGCAGATGAAAAAGGCAACAGATGCGTTGGGTGCTTCCGTCGGCGATATTATCATCAATCCAGAATTAATGGAACGGTACAAGGCATTAGTAGATGATTCTCATAAAATGATGCCAAGTGGGGACTTTGAGACGGCTATGAAGGGATTTCGTGACTTAACATTTGAAGTTACGCGGTTCCGTCAAGAAGTAAGTTTTGGGATGCAGTGGACAGCGTACTATATCATTAAAGGATTGGTAGGGCCGTTAGATGCGGCAAAAATAAAGGCTAAAGGATTTAATGATTACATTATTTCCAATATGCAGCAGATAGCGCAGAGAATAGCCAATGCTATTATTTATGTTGTGCATGTTGTAGAAGAATTCTGGTCTATGGTTAAACAGGTAAAGGTTACTTTGTGGGATTTTTGGGAATCATTTCCTGCCGGTGTAAAAATGGCCATAGAGGCGTTAGGTTCCCTATGGATTGTTTTCAGGGCATCCCCGATTGAGAAAATGGTAGCGTTATTTGGGTTATTGTTCCATGCCGCCAATGGTGGCAGTATGGACGATTTAAAAGGAACCATCAACGGCATAAAGAACACCGTTGTTGATATGGTTCATGTAGTAGAACCGTATATTACCGCATTTGTCAATGTACTAACGTGGGGAGCGGAAAAAGTGATGCAGTTATTCTTTGCACTTCTTCCCATTATAGAAAAATTAGGCTCTGCGGTCATATGGCTTGTCGATAAATTTATGGAACTTGTGGATGGAGCGATGCCAGACATAACGTCTGGATTAAGTAAATTTTCTCAATCTGTATCAGATGTAATTCGTTATGTAGAAGAATTAATCAGCACCATAAAACAGTCTGAAGAATTTAAAGATTTCATGATATTGGTAGATAGTCTTTGGTTTGCTTTTAAGCATTTAGCATCCGGAGTAATTTCCTACGCTTCAAATGGAATAAAAAACTTTATGGATGGAATGAAAAATACGGGTGATGGTATATCATTCCGTAGTATGCTTCATAGCCTTTGGAAGATATTTATTCAATTAGGACATGCTATTTCTTATGTTGTCAATATGGTGGCAGGGTGGCTTGATGAATTATCCCGTTCTCCAGAAGTAAGAGAATTTATGCGGTCTGTAGGAGAACTGGCACGCGCTGTAATGGATTTATTTGTATCTATCATGCGCTTAATATCCATTGCATTTCCTTCTCTATTCAAAGGGCTGAATAACAGAAAACCGACCAATTCATTCACCTATGCATTACGAGGAATTGCAAATATACTAACATATATCACAAAAGCAATCACGTTTTTAATAAAAAAACTAACAGAATTGTTTGATACAGTATCAAAAAATCATAAATTTGTTGAATTTTGGAAAGAAGTTGGAAAGTTAATCGGAGATATGTTCGGCATAACAGGTCAAGTGCTACATCGGATTGGATTACTTGCTAAAGCTATTGGAGAACTTATTAATGGGAATTATGCTAAAGCTGCAAGCCTTGCTAAAGCGGCATTTTCATTTGGCGGAACCCCATCAGGTCTTTCTCCTGAAGCACAGCAATATGAAGGGGCTATTCAAAAGTATTCTAAAGAGCAGGGCGTTGATCCTAACTTATTGCGGGCTGTCATTAAGAATGAAAGTAATTTCGATCAATCGGTCATATCTCCTGCCGGAGCAATCGGATTAAGTCAATTAATGCCCGGTACTGCATCTGAATTGGGCGTAAATCCCTATGATGCAGATGACAATATCCGTGGGGGTGCCATGTATCTGCGGAAAATGTTAGATGCTGCAGGGGGCGACGAAACATTAGCCGTACAGATGTATAATGCAGGCCCTGGTAATCCAGGCGGCGCAGACATGGCATATGTAGACCGCGTTATGTCTGATCGTATCGGATGGGCGCAGCAGATTGGCATATCTCGTACAAGCTCATCTGATATCCCGCAACAAAGCGGCGTTGATTTAGCAGATGTCAACCCTAAATTATTACAGTATACCGATTCTTTTATTTCTGATTTACGTTCCGAAGGATATGACGCGGTAGTATCCAGCGGATACCGCACTCCTGAACATAGCGCAGATCCATCTGTTGGCGGGTATGCAGATGATCCACACACGCAGGGACGGGCCATTGATTTTGTAATTAATGGTGATTACAATCCGGATGATATTGTGGCTGCCGCTGCCGCTCGCGGGTTATCTTTAACGTATCATGATGCAGGAAGTGGCTATCATTTCCATACGCAATTAGCTTCTGGTGATCCGGATGACGTATCACCGGGAGGAATAGGAAATGGCGGTGGTGATACTGGCGTTGGAATGCCTTCTATGGGACAAATGGTAAATTCCGGTAGAAAAGGGTTAGGAGTGTTAACGCAAGCCGCTATGGGCGTTTTGCAGGAATTATGCGCACAAGTAGACCCAACTGTACTAAGCAGTGTGATGGCAGGAAATACCAATTCTTATGGCGGTTCGTCTATCACAATACAGGTGGGGGATATATATGTCACAAAATCAAATGCCTCGGCAGATGATGTAAAAGAAGCCGTATTGGGAACGATGGAAGAACGAGCAAGATATTTTCTGGAAAGTCGTACATTAAGCGGCTCTCCGGAATTAAAGTAAAGGAAGTGATACCATGGGTGTTATATCAGGCCTTACTATCAGCAGTGTAAATGATTTATCGGAATGGACAAAGAATTATGAAGCCACGGGATCACTTCCCTCGTGGCTTGATTTTTCTACTACACTTGGAAAATTAACGGGAAATTATAAATTGGCTGATTTAACCGTCGGCTATAGCGGCTGGTATAAGATGCTGTTTAAAACCCCTAAATGGCCTATTGGTGGGGTATATTTTGACGGCATTATGCGTACCGAACATGCAAGCCGCATACGGGCTACGCAATACCCTGTACAGACAGGCGTTGTCATGACAGACCATGCCGTAATTATGCCCGCAGAAGTAACCGTAGAAATTATGATGACAGATTGTACCAATTCAGCCTATTTCTCTGGAGATACAAACACGGAAATAATATACGAAGCGTTGAAATTGGTTAATATGTATAGCAATATCGTAGAACAAAAACCAAACAATGTTATCCCAACAGGAGACGGCCGTTCTGCCTTAGTATGGACTACACTAAAAGCGATGCAGCAATCACGAGTTCCTATTACGGTAGAAACGAGATTACAGACGTATAAGAACATGATTATTGAAGAGATGTCCGCCCCGGATGATAATAAAACGTATCATGCGTTAAAATGCACGCTGCATCTAAAAGAAATCATTATGGCTGGTGTAGCGGAAACACAGACAAGCGCAAGAGCGGCTACTACTACGGCGGCTTCCACAGGAGGAACCTCGCAGGCAACTTCTGCGGCAAGCAATGCGAATGCAATGGCTGCTATTAATGCGCAGAATAATATAGGAACATCGTAAAAAAGGAGACTGCTATGTTATCTATCATTCCGCTGCAGGCGGTACCAAACAAAACATTTTACGTGACGGGATATGTAGATAATTCCAATATCATTCTACAGCTTACGCTTAGTTATAACGAATTGGAAGGATGTTGGATGATGGATATTGCAGATTCCGAAGGAAGTTCTATTTTAAGCGCCATCCCTCTTATCCCTGCACAAAATATATTAGAACAATACGCGTATTTGGGAATTGGTTCCATGTATCTTGTACCAAAACAGACCGTAAAAGAAGAATGGCCATCCTACACTACACTCACTTCTGATTGGTTCCTTGTATGGGGAGACACGAACGGAGATGATGTGTGATGGCAGATACTCCGGAAGGGATTGTTGATGCATCAGGGCAGGACAAAAACAATATCGATTCAAATAAAACGCAGACATTAAGTAATACATCTGGATTTACGGCTCCTGCACAGTATTTAAGAAAATGGCAGATATTAATCATCAAACCGGCATATACAAAAGATGCCAACGGAAATTATACGGTTCGTGATAAGCAACACGACCACGCATTAGATGTTTCCCATCTTCGATGTGTATTCAAGACACAGCAGACGACAGGGACAGCGGTTACGATTGGAACACTGGTTGTCTATAATATGAACGCATCTACCGAAGGGGACGTAATACGAGAAGGATTTCAAGTTATCATTCAGGCAGGATATCAAACCGGACAATACGGGGAAATTATAACAGGGGATATTGTTCAAGTCATCCGCAATCGAGAAAACGGTATTGATTATCGTCTTGAAATATTATTTCTTAAAGGGACTTTAAACTTTGATACAAATTATGTTCGGGCTACGATTGCGGCAGGAGCTACGCCGCGGGATATTATTACACAGATTGCAAAGACAGCAACCAATCCCATTGAAATAAACAAAATCAATAGTTCTATTCCTAATACACCGTTACCACGGGGAAAGGTAATATATGGGACGGTAGGGAAATATTATCGCGATATTGCGGTTATGCATGACGCCGCGTATTATATGGACGACAATAATCAATTGTTATTCTATAAAAATTCGGATGAGATACCACAAAGCAAAGAATTGGTATTAACTCCGGCAACAGGGCTAGTCGGCACCCCTTCATATTCAGATAATGGTATCCAAATAAGCATGCTTATGGACGCCCGCGTAAAGTTAGGAACGATGATAAAAATTGACAATAGTATCATTCAAGAACAGCTGATTAGTATCAACGCCACAACGGGAATGGGACAAAATCAGCTGTCTCAGAAAACGCAATTCGATGAAGACGGCGAATACCAGGTATTTTCTGTACAGCACGAGGGGGACACCTACGGCAATGAGTGGTATACAAAAGTAGTGGGTATCAGTAGACATGGACGAACTGGTCTATTAGTACCCATGACAAGCATTCAGTCTACAACGAGGTAAATATATATGGAACATGGAAACGAAAGAACATTAGATGCAATAGAGAATAAAAGACGCGCATTAGAAAGCTTAGGAATAGGAATGCGGGTAGCGATGCCGGGCATTATACAGTCCGTAGATTACGAAAAACAGACTTGCACCGTGCAACCGGCTATTCGGGAAATGCTCAATCAGGAAGGAAATATTGTTCATGATACATTACCTTTGTTGGTAGATGTTCCTTTTTTTGTTTATTCCGGTGGCGGCTATTGCTTGACACTTCCAGTTTCCGAAAATGATGAATGCCTTGTCGTGTTTAGTGACGAATGCATAGATGGATGGTGGCAAAATGGCGGCGTACAGAATCAAGTAGAACGGAGACGTCACGATCTATCGGACGGATTTGCTATTGTGGGGTTCCGAAGTCAACAAAAAAAGTTATCTAATTATTCGGAAAATACCGTACAGCTTCGCACAGAATCCGGTGGCGCATATATAGAAATTTCAGATAGTGGAATAAATATAATGAGCGGCAATACTACGATCGATGGTGTTAGCTTTAAAAGCCACATGCATAGCGGAGTTGAATCTGGAGGAAGCAACACGGGAGGCGTTGTCATATGATGTATCGTAGATTAGACAGTAATGGCGATTACGTGTTCGGCGGCAATGCCAATGATTTTCTATCCGGCACAATTGCCGTAGCACAGGCAATACGGACACGCTTGCGGTTATTAAAAAACGAATGGTGGGAGGATTTAGAAGGAGGTCTTCCGCTATTCGATAAGATACTGGGATACAATTCACAGGAAAGTGCTAAAAAACAAATAATAGACCGAATTTTAGGGACAAATGGGGTAACGTCTATTGTTACCAGCGACTTTTCCTATGATGCGGACACCAGAACTATTACCATAGAGGCTATTGTCGATACAGAATACGGCAATACCTCTTTTTCATATACGATGTAAGGAGGGGTTACGATGGCATATACTGCCCCATTTATTAACGAAACGGGTATTCATATCCCGACATATGATGATATTTTACAAGATATGATCGCGCAAATGAAACAAATTTATGGCGATGATATCTATTTAGAAGAGGATTCGCAGGACTATCAAATGCTTTCTATTTTTGCATCAAAAGAACATGATACGCAAAACATGTTACTTATTGTCTACAATAATCGTTCTCCTAAAACCGCCGTAGGAAGTGGATTAGACGGTATTGTTAAGCTAAACGGGATTAGAAGAAATGCTGCCGGATACAGCACATGTGAAGTAGAACTTACGGGAACTTTGGGTACTGTTATTCCTGCCGGAGTAATAACGGATCAAACCGGTTATAAATGGGACTTGCCAACAGGATTAACGCTAACCGGTACCACAATGCAGACGACGGTAACATGCGAAACCATTGGAGCAATACAAGCCCCTATAGGGACCATTACAACAATATCAACACCGCAAAAAGGATGGACGGCTGTTACAAATCCATCTGCGGCTATTACAGGACAGCCAGTAGAAACCAATGCACAATTACGATTACGGCAGTCTAACAGCGTAGCTACTCCCTCACAAAATATGGTAGATAGCATTATTGCAGGAATTGTAGGGATATCCGGTGTTAATCGGTATCGATTATATAACAATGATAGCGGTTCGGTAGATAGCAACGGTATCCCTTCTCATTCTATAGCCGCCGTTGTAGAAGGCGGTACGGATGACGCAATAGCAGTCCAACTGTTTTCGAGAAAAGGCCCCGGCTGCGGTACGTTTGGTTCATCCAGTAAAACATATACGCAAAGTGATGGAACGCAAAATGTAGTAAAATTTTCACGCCCTGCGTATATACCGATTGCAATAAATATAAATATAAAGCCCAATGCTACATATACGTCTGTTGTAGGAGATAATATAAAGTCGTATATAATGTCTTATATGGAAGTTTTAGGAATCGGTGACGACGTCTCTGTTACCGGAATCATTGCAACTGTATTGCAAGCATTGTCTGATACGTACTCCCCGTCTTTTTCTTTGCAGTCCGTTCAGCTGTCTGCATCCGGCGGAACTTTGGCATCCTCTGATATTTCTATTGCTTATAATCAAGTGGCGCAATTATCTTCGGTTACGATAACGGAGGTATCATCATGAGTGGTATGTCAAGCTATTATTTACGGTTAGTCACAAGCGAACATGCCAACAAGCCAAAATTTAATGCCATGCTTTCTTCTTTATTATCTTATAGTGATGATGTATATAATTTAGCCGTCTATCTGGACGGCTATTTTGATATAGATAACGCCGTAGGAAAACAAGAAGATATGCTCGGCGATATTATCGGCATTGATAGAACACTTAACTTTCAACCGGATCGGGGAATTTCTCCAGTACTGGAAGATGAACCATATAGAAAATTATTACAATCTAAAATTGTAAAAAATATGTGGAACGGTGGCATTGATGAGTTATTGCAAACTTGGAATGAGGCTTTTGGTTCTGCGCTTATCGTACAGGATAACCAAGACATGACATTAGATATATGCGCTATTGGATTATCTTCACAGATTATCGGCAATATGATCCAAAAAGGATATATAATTCCTAAACCAATGGGGGTAGGAATAAACTTTCATTTTTCTGATTCCGCCGTATTTGCATACGGAGTTGAAAACGACAACATGAAAGGATATGGAGAAGGATTGTGGGAACGACCAACATTAAAAGATAGCTTTGGATATGGAGTAGAAGACGATATGGAACATATTCACGGTTATGGAGAGGGATACTGGACATAGAAAAGGAGAAATATATATGAGTGCAGGAAATACGAATATAAAAATATTTAATGAAGCGCAAAGCGCAACAAATACATATTCAGATGCGCAGTACCTCGATGCAACGCAGCGCCTTAGTGGTCTTTCTGGAGGAATGGCCCTAACAGAACAGCATAATAAAATGTTTTTGCAGTGGTCTGTAATGGCATATGCATTAGCGCAATATATCTCTGGCCAGGGATATGATTGCTTAGATAGTGCGCCGTCTGCTATCCCGACAAATTTAGCGAGTGCAATAAATAATCAAATATCTAACAGTAGCATAACAAACGTTATTAATTCCATGAGTTGGCCTAAAAGCACGACGGTTACTGTAGGAAAATTAATATTCAGTGCAAATCTTCCTGTGGGCTGTGTAGCGGTCGTTACTACGGCAGGAACTACGGGAACGGCAGAACCAACATGGACAGCGGCAGGAACTACAGTAAATGATAATACCGTAGTATGGACTGTAGAAAGTTTGACGGCATCATTAGGATCATTCGTAGGAGCTACTAGCGGAACAAATGGTAAATCGGGTGGAGTTCCTGCTCCTGCATCTGGACAGCAAAATAATTTACTGGCAGGAGATGGAACATGGAAAACATTGTCCGCATTATTTACTGCGGCGTCTCTTTCTTCTGTAAATAGCAGTCAAGCTATATTTACGCTCGGAGCGTTGACTGTGCAGATTATTAATGTTACCACTGCGACGTCTGTAGTCACATTGCCGCAAGCATTTAGTACTGCATGTATTGCCGCTATTGCTATTGATAACAGATATGCGACAGATTCTTATGACAGACCCTATGTGGGGAAGGCTACGGGATGGAGTAAAACAACTATAAATGTAACTAGTTTACTCAATTCTGTGAATGATGCAAATTTGTGGAATACACAAGACTTTGCAGGAATTGTCATTGCTGTTGGATATTAAAAGGGAGGAAATACTATGCAAATGATGTATAGTGAATTTGTCGTCATAAAACAAGGGGATACCTTCGGGTATCCTTTTTCTATGGCAGATTCGGCCGGAAATCCAATAACAGGGATTGCAGGAAAATTAAAATCACAGATCCGTGACGTAAGAGATAATATTATCAGTGAAACAACAATAACGGAAACATCAACGCCGGGAACTTATTTACTGACAGCCGTTGAAAATTCAGCACAATGGCCAATCGCAGGATGCGTTACGGATATCAGGTACACAGACAGTCAAGGAATGTCTGATAGCATTAAAACAATCGGGATAAGGCTAGCAAAGGAGGTATCAAGATGAATTCAGACTTGACACATACTGGGAATATAACCATTAAAATTATGGCCGACGGTGTCATGGCGGCCGAAGCCAAAGACAGCGCCCTGCAATCCAAAGCAGATGCGCAGGTCGCGGCGCAGGAAGCACAAGCCGCCGAAACCGCGGCAGAAGGATACGCCACAGCCGCCGGAGCGTCGGCACAGACAGCACAGGCAGAAGCGAGTACAGCAACCGAAGCGGCGCAGGAAGCACAAGCCGCCGAAACCGCGGCAGAAGGATACGCCACAGCCGCCGGAGCGTCGGCACAGACAGCACAGGCAGAAGCGAGTACAGCAACCGAAGCGGCGCAGGATGCACAAGCCGCCGAAACC